CATTCCGCTTCCTCCTCTTTGGCGTGGTGCCGTCGGATCCTCCCGACGGCGAGCATGATTGCATGTAGCCTTGCGATGTGTGTCTCCTTCTGTCGGTAGACGGCGTAAGCGACGGAGCCGGCGAGGACCCCGAGGAGGACGGGCGCGACGGCGAAGAGGCCGACGAACGCGAGGAGCGCCCAGGCTACCCGTCCCCAGTCCGGGGTCACGTCCGCCTCCTCGCCTGGCGGTCGGCCAGCTTCTCCCGGAACGCCTCCCCCCGGTCCTCCGCCACGCGCTCCCGCATGAACGAGAGGTCGTGGGGGAGCGGGGAGGAGCCGGCGAAGTACTGGGCCAGGAAGAGTCGCGTGGTGTTCTCCAGTGCGTCCTTCCGGTGCCCGAGCGCCCAGAGCGCCTGCTGGTAGGCGTCCGCCTCCTCCGTCGCCGCCAGCCACTCCTCCTTCACCGCCAGGTGCTCCGGGTGCGTCCGGTACATGGCCTCCAGGATCTTGTCGGTAGGCTTGGAGGAGGTCTCGGAGAGGAAGTGGAGGATCAGCTCGGAGCGTACCTGCTTCACCCGCTCCTCCGCCCGCTTCGCCCGCGCCGTCGCCCCGGCGGAGAGCCTGGCGTACCGTGCGTAGAGCTGAGGCTGTCGCCACCACTCCCGGTCCAGCGCGTCCAAGTCGATCTCCATGTCCGCGGCGAAGTCCGGTGTCTCGCTCCCGGAAGGCTCTCGCTCCGGTTCCTTCCTTCTCTGTCTCATCTCTCGCTTCCTCCGTTCAGAAGTATGGACTCCCCCATTATAGCCCCGAGCCTAGAAGGGGACGTCCCGATGGAACTCCTCCACGAACCGGGAGGCCCACTCGGCGTGGTCCGCGTCCTGGATCCACGCGAACGGGATGCCCCCGACCCGTATCCCGTCCACGATCACGCCGGGCGTCTCTCCTACCCGCCAGCGATAGCGCTCCGGGTCCAGCCCCAGAGCGGCGAGGGAGACGTGGGGGTTGTCGAGAAAGGCGTTCACCGTGGGGGAGCGGACCCGCGCGCAGTTGTACCCCGTGTCTTGCCCCCTCGGGTTGTCGTAGCGCTTCACGAGCGGATGATACTTCGCGTCCCCGCAGATTCCGTACATCTGATGGACCACGGAGAACGGGAGGACCACGACACGGAACGTCTTCTTCGCCAGAGCGTTCCAGAGAACAGCCTCGCTCTCCTTGTAGGATCGTATCCCTGGGACCGTGTGACGGTACACGACGAAGAAGATCTCCGGCCTCTCCTTCGTCGCTTGCACGTACTGATACCGCTGCATCTGCTCGTCGAGGAGGAGGAGCTGGTGCCCACTCCGGTTCGCCTTACTTTCGAAGACCCGGTTCCGCTTTCCGTCCACGACGTCCGGCTTGGTCAGGCCGTTCCCCTCCTCCGCGTTCCTCCGTTCATAGTAGAGGTGGTTGACGACCTTCCCGCCGAAGTACGCCTGGGTCAGCAACTCGTAGAAGTAGCCCATCCGCACGTTGTTTGCCGGAACGAACTTCCCCCGGTTGAACAGGTCCGGCTGCCTTGGGACCCGTATCCTCCGCACGCCGCTGAACCGGAACGGGTCGTCCGGGGAGGGGCTCACGGCCTAGCGTCCCCCTCCGCAGACGACGGTGTAGGCGGAGAGCGTGATCGCTGGCCAGCCCATGTCGTAGGTCGGGGAGGCGAAGGCGTCCAGCATCAGCGCCGCGCGGTTGTTCTCCCCTCCGAGGAGGACGCTCTGCGCGTAGCCGAGCACCATGCGGCGGATACTCTCCGGCTCCTGGTCCTGGAGGGTCTTCAGGAGTGCGGCGACGGCTCCCCACTTCGCCCCCTTCAGGAGAGCGCGGCAGAACTCGATCGCCTGCCCCTCCTGCGCTACGGCCGCCTCCACCGCGGAGAGCTGGTCCTCCCTCGGTAGGTCGATCACGGCCTCCAGCGCCACGAGCGCCGCGCGGGGGGAGCCGAGGCAATCCCGGGCGATCCGGTCCAGGACCTCCTCCCCGATCCTCCTGCGCTCCGCCCGGCAGGTCCGCTGGAGCAGGCCGACGATCTCCCCCTCCGAGAGCGGCTGGACCACGTACGTGGCGCAGCGGTTCCGGATGGTCGGGAGGAGCTTCCCCGGGTCCGTCGTGGCGAGGAGGAAGAGGACGTGCGGTGGGGTGTCCTCCAGCGCCTTGAGGAGGGCGCTCTGCGCGTCCTTCGTCGCCTGGTGGACCTCGTCGAGGATCCACGCCCGCATCTTCCCGGCGATGGGGCGTAGGCGCATTTGCTGGCGGATGTCCCTGACGGAGTCGATCCCTCGGTAGTCCGCGGAGTCCACCTCCCGGAGGTCCGGCTCCGCCACGCCAAGCGCGGAGGCCATGGCGCGGGCCAGCGTCGTCTTCCCGCAGCCGGAGGGCCCGCAGAACAGCATGGCGCGGTTCAGGTCCTCCCGGGGCTTCCCCAGGACGGAGCGGAGCTTGTCGACGGTCGCCTTGTTCCCGACGATGGCGTCCAGGTCCGACGGGCGGTGCTTGGTGTAGAGGCTCATCAGTTTGGTCTCCTCGGATCGAACTCCGTACCGTAGAGGGGAGCGTCCCCCATGTTCGTGGTCCAAGTCCGGTCCGGATCGGAGCACTTGCACCGGGCGTAATGGAGCCCGCAGGAAGAGCACTTCCGGTAAACAACGTTGGAAAGGGAAGCCAACCGCTCGTCCAAGTCGGGGCAGACGCAATTCCCCAGGTCATTCTGGCACTTTCCGCAGTACATGACTCCTCCTTTCAGAACGGGACCGTAGTCCCGCAGGTCAGGCACTCCCAGCCTTCCTTCCGCTTCCTCGCGTACTTATGCCCGCAGCCGCAGGCGATCTCCCTCACCTCGGACTTCCCGTGCCAGTTCCCGTCCACCTCTCCCGCCTCGACCTCTACCTTCAGGGGGATGGTGATCCAGGGCCAAGCCTTCCGGATGTCCCGCGTGCCGATCCGGACCAGAGCGTCGACGAAGGGGTCCGTCTCGGAGGGCTCGCTGCTGTTGACGTCGGAGTCGTGGATCTGCCCTATTATAGCCGTGAGCCACTCCCTCCTCTGGATCTCCTCATCGAGCTCGATCACGGTCCAGAGCAGGCAGTGAAACGAGGGCCCCTGGATCGGGTAGTTGCAGATCTGCTTCCTGTTCATCGGGCCCAAGCATCGGAACCCCGTGACGAGTTCCACGTAGCCGTCCCGGTCGAACTTCCGGCAGGTCTCCTCCTTCCACTTCGAGTAGACCTTGAAGCGCTCCTTCCAGAGCACGTCCTCCGCCTTCTTCGTACGGAGCTCGAAGGCGTCGTAGTTCCGGACGCGGAGGGCGTCCTTCAGATGCTCCTTCAGGGGCTTGCCGCCGGGGCCCTTCAGGGAGTGCTTGTCGATGGAGCGCCAAAGGTTTGGCGCGCACTGCCCCCAGAAGCTCCCGTAGAACTGGGGGAACACCCAGTTGTTCTTGCAGTAGAACCTGACGTCCTTCCCCTCCCTAGTCTTCCAGTGGGGGTCGTCCGGGGGGATGCCGAAGAGGTCTTCCCCCGCGTCCCGGTGCATATCCCCCTTCCCCTCCAGGTAGGTAACCATGTTCGGGTCCTGGTGCACGCACGCCCCTACGTGCACCTCCAGCCCGGAATAGTCCGCCTCAAGGATGCGTTGCCCCGGCCAGGGATAGAATGCCTCGCGGATCAGTCTTCCTTGTACCGGATCACGGATAGGTAGGTTTTGTGCGTTTGGGTCGGAACATGAGCCTCTATAGGATTTTGCTCCCCCCGTGTCCCCATCGTCCCGCCCCGCCCCGAGGTGGTAGAAGGGTCGGAGCACCCCGCCCACCTGCTCCCGGAGGATGCCAAGGACGTACGTGCCGAGCGTCTTGTCCAGCACGCGCCACTCGATCAGCTCCCGGATGCCGGGGGCATTCGTCTCCTCCAGGGCGTCGCGGGAGGTGCTTGCTTGTCCCTCCGGATGCTGCTTCGTAGGTTTGGTCCGCTTCGTCGGCTCGTAGCCCATCTCCCGGTAGAGGACCTGCGCGAGCTGGGGGTCGCTCCCTAGCGTCATGTCCTTCCCGTAGCGCTTCCGCCAGCGCAGGCCAACCTCGGAGGCAAGGAAACGCTCCTCGGCCAGGCGGAGGCGGCGCTCCAGGACGCGGCGCTGGTGCTCCAGGTAGGGGACGTCGACGAGCATCCCCTTGTTCTGCACGCGGTTCAGCGCGACGGCCCCTCGGTGGAGGAGGTCGAGCGCGTCCCGGGAGGTGGGCTTGAGGGTCACTTCTTGAGTTCCTCTACGCAGGAGGGGCAGAGCCCGACGATCGGTCCGTACTCGTTTTTGTAGAGTATGAACACCTCCACGGCGGATACTTCCGAGGCGCAGCGGACGCAGCGCCTCACGTTCGGGAAGCCCTCCGGCGGGGGAAGGACGTCCGGCTTGAGCCCTCGGAGCCGCAGGACCTCCGTCTGTAGCTCCTCGTTCCTCTGGACAAGGGAGAGCACCTCCCCGACGACCTCCCCCAGCGACTGGGCCACCTCTACGAGCTTCGACTTGGTCACGGGCTTCCCTCCTTCCGGACCGATTCCGCCCCGAGACGGAACGCGGCGTTGAGCATCCCCGCCATCTCCTCAGCCTTCGTCTCCCCTTCCGGTTCCCCGTAGCTCACTCCGATACAGGCCCCGTCCGGCCCCTCGACCGTCCAGGACTTCCCTCCCCCGCAGTGGGGACACTTCTCGACGTCCACAATGACGCGGTAGGGCCCCCGCTCCTCCTCTACGACGGAGACGACCATCTCGCAGTTCGCCGTCAGGCAGTACCAGTGGGAGTCCGCCTGCATCATGCAGGAACCGGCATGGTGATACTCCATCTCTCCCTTGCACTTCGGACATTGCTTGGTCACGTCAATCCTCCCATCTGTCTCAGTGCCAGCCGGTGCTCCAGCAGCGCGTCCATCCCATTATAGCGGAGTAGCTTCTCCGGCTCCCTCACCAGGAACTCCAGCATGCGGTTGAAGGCGTTTGCCCCGTGCTCCTTCTCCTCCGCCGCCGTGGCCCGGATCCACGGCCCCGCGTCGTCGTCGTAGCCGATCACACCGAACTGGACGTACGCCTGAAACTTCAGCCCCGTGACGCGCTCCCGGTTGTCCTGCACGTGGGCGGCCAGGAGCGTGTCCCAGCGCCAGCCCCGCACGGGGAGGCCGAAGTGTGTGAGCCATCGGTCCTCGAACGGCAGGTTCGCCGCCACCTTCCCGATCCCCTCGTTCCCCAGCAGACGGGTGATCCTCCGCAGCGCCGAGCGGTCCTCCGGCCAGGGGAACGCCACGCACTCGTCCGGCCCCCAGGAGAGGGCGCAGGAGACGATCCGGTGCCCCTCCCGCTGGGGCTTCAGGCCGGTCGTCTCCAGGTCGATCGTCAGGAGGTCTCGCGGGTGCTCCTCGTAGTGGCGGGAGAGCCAGGAGAGCCAGTGGTTCAGCTCCGCGCCGTCCCGGACAACCTTGACCAGTTCCTCCTCCCGGATCGGGTTCGCGGGGACGGCGCTCCCGAGGGTCCCCAGCGCTCGCTCCAGGTCGGCGTCGAAGACCGCCTCCGCCCCGAGCGCCCGGTCCTCCCCGTTCCGGACGCGCAGGAGGTAAGAGGGGTGGAAGAGGGGGCAGGCCCAGGCGTTCGCCTTCCGGTCGGGGATTGTCCAGCCCCGCCAGCGCCCGATCCTGTCGAGTTTGTCCTTCGTCCAGCGATCCCCGACGAAGCTCTCTACGGCGTGCCCTCCGAGGAGGAGGATGAGCCGGGGCTTAAGCTCGTCGATGGCCTTCCAGACGCGGGGGCGGCAGGCCTCGACCTCTTTAGAGGAGGGAGCCCGGGACTTCGGAGGATGACAGTGGATGGCGTTCGTCTTCCAGCAGTCCCGGTCTAAGTCGATCCCATGTTCCCGGAGCTTCGCGCGGAGGAGTCGTGTGGCCTTCCCTTCTGCCTCCCCCTCATCTTGCGCCTTGCTCGGGGCCTCCCCAACGATGAAGATGCCCTTTCTGCCCCGGCCCGTGGGCTCCATCTTCGGGGAGAGGCAGCCCTTGTGGAGGCCGCAGGACCCGCAGCCGGAGGGAGTAGCGCGGGCTCCCCGGGTGGGGGCAGGGACGTCCGAGTCCCGACGGAAGAAGCCCTTCACGCGGAGATCCCCAGCCCCTCGGCGGCGTTCCTCGGGTTCTTGGAGGCAGCCCGGACGTTTCGGAGGGCCTGTCGGTAGTAGACGGACTTCAGCTCGACGCCGATCCCCTTTCGGCCTAGCTCCACGGCTTCGAAGACTTCGGAGCCTACCCCCGCAAACGGCGACAGGACGACCTCCCCGGGGTTCGTCCGGAGGACCACGACGCGCTCGATTACGTCGAGCTGGAGCGGGTGCACGTGGCGTTCGTCCTCCGGGTCTTTCGACTCCTTGTATGGGAGCACCCGGTCGATCCGCACGTCGTCCCAGAACGAGGAGGCGTACTGTCTCCAGATCCAGTGAGACAGTCGGTTCTCCGTCTGCTTCCCGGTCCACCCCTTGTACCTCCACAGCTCCGCTGGGATCTGTCTCTCCCCGGCGTAGCTCGATAGCCCGACGGGGTGCTCTACCGGGACCTTGTTCTCCCCGAGCTTTCGGAGCAGCAGGAGGTAGTCCGCGGAGGCTACGTCTACGTAGGCGGAGTCCTCCACGAGTTGACGATGGGCCAACCCCTTTGCCATGGTGCGATTCCGGACGGCAAGGGGCTCTTTCCAGACGCAGTGTCGCCCGACGTACTCCCAGCCCATCCGCTCGTGAAGCCGGATGATGTCCCCGGGAAAGTCCGTCAGCCCCCCGAGGTTCGCCCCGTTCTTCGGGATGTCGGCGCAGTGTACCGCCGTGAGCCTTCCCGGGAGCGTCAGCCGAGTGATTTCCCCCACGACGAACTCGTAGTGCTCGAAGAACTCCGCGGGGGTCCGGCAGTTCGACAGGTCCCGCTCCGAGGACGAGTAGTTATAAAGCCCCCGGAACGGCGGGCTGTAGACGGAGAGGTGGACGCTCTCCTTCGGGAGCGTCGGGAGCACTTCGCAGCAGTCCCCGTTGTAGAGCGCGTACTGATCCGTGACCTTCTGGTCCGCTACAGCCATGGCGGGACCTCCTCCTTCCTCTCGAACGGGTTCGACTTCTTCACTTGCAACTCGTTCCCCATCAGCTCCACGAGGCGAGCGAACATGGCGTCCGCCTGTCGGGCCTTCCTCCGGAGGTTCTTCAGCACGCCGGCCTCCCCGGCAGAGGAGATCAGGTCCACCCGGACGGGCTCCGTCTGCCCGAAGCGCCAGGACCGCCGGATGGCCTGGTAGTACTGCTCGAAGGAGTGCGACGGGAAGAACGTCTGGTGCGCGCAGTGCTGCCAGTTCAGACCGAACCCGGCGATGGAGGGCTTCGTCACGAGCACGCGGATCTCACCGGAAGCGAAGGCTAGGAAGGCCTCCTCCTTCGCCTCCTCGGAGTCGGTCCCGGACACCTGTACCGCCCCGGGGATGAGCCTCTCCAAGAGGTCCCCCTCGGGGTTCAGGTGGCACCAGGCCACGGCGGGCCTCCCGGTCCCCGCGATCAGGGATGCGGCCATCTCGCAGCGCTCCCGCAGCGTCTCCCGCCGCTCCGCCAGTTCCTCTCTCCGATTCGACGCCGGGAGGCTCATGAACGTCCCCGGCTTGGCAGAGCGGGACACCTTCACGACGTGCTCCACCGTCTCCAGCGGGGGGAGCCGGAAGGGACCGTCGTCGAAGCCGAGGTCTGAGGGCTTCCGGAGCGCCCGCCCCCAGGAGCATACCCACCGCCAGAAGTCCCGCTCAGCGTGCCCCCGGAAGCGCCACTTCCCCTCACCGGCCCAGAGCCGGTTCGGGTGGTTCGAGTTCTGGTCGTTCTTGAAGAAGCGCCCGAGCATATCCATGTAGCCCATCTCGCCGAGCGCCTCGCTGGAGGTCCCCAACTCCACGTGGTCGTTCGGCGCGGCCGTAGCGGTACAGAGGAGCCGGTAGGGACGGGTCCGCATGAACTCCGTGATCTCCGCCTTCCGTACGCCGTCGAAGTTCTTCAGGATGGAGGACTCGTCGCAGACCACCCCGGAGAATTGCTTAGGGTCGAAGCGGGAGAGCCTCTCATAATTCGTGACTACGATCCGGGCCTTCGAGGGGAACTTCCCGTCCCGGGACTGATGGCACTCGATCCCGAACTTCTTCCCCTCCCGGACGGTCTGCGCGGACACGGCGAGCGGGGTTAGGATGAGGACCCGCCCGTTCGTCTTCCGGACCACGTTCTCCGCCCAGACCTCCTGCATGAGCGTCTTCCCCAGCCCGCAATCCGCCATGATGGAGGCGCGTCCCTTCCGCACGGACCACTCCGTGAGAGACGCCTGGAAGTCGATGAGGGCGGGGGACGTCCAGACGGGATCGAACCCGTGATCTTCCCCGAACTGGAGTTTCTGCTCCAGGAACTCTCGATAGGTTACCATTGGCGAGGCTTTCCGAGGAGAGCTACCTGACGCGCTATTCGGACCGGAGGCCATTCCAGCTCGATCCCGACAGCTTGTAGAGTTTCAGTCACGTTCACGCCCATCGCTTCCGGGCAGGAGACGGCCTTGTAATTCAGCAGCCCCTTCCTCTTGAGCTCCAGGAAGGCCTCCATGATCTTGCCCTGTAGGTCCCTCCGAGCCCCGGCCTGCCAGTAGAGGCAGCAGACGAGCTGGCGCTGGCTCCATCCCGGGTGCTTCAGGCGCATACGCTCCACGTGGGCTCCCAGGTTGAACTCGTTGACTACGGCGTAAACGGGCTGTGAAATGTCGAAGGCCTGGCCGAAGAGCCTAGCGTCGGGAGGACAGCCCAGCTTTCTCCCCCAGTTCGGGCAGCCGTGAGGATGCCCCGGATACGGGCGACGGCAGAGCCTCCGGACGCTCTCGTCTAGGATGGGGGTCACTTGGATCAGCACGAGCTACTCCCCGGCCGCCAAGACGATCACGTGGGAGAAGGCCTCCCCGTCGATCCGCAGCCGCCCCGTCCCCTCGTTCACCAGCACTTTGTCTACGTGCCCGAGGACCTGCTTCAGAAGCTCCGGATGGATGGAGAACGTTACCCGCTCCCTCCCGCTCCAACGCACGGGGCAACTCTCCTCGAACCATCCTGCCCCGCCCTCCCCGCGGATCGTCATGGACCGGCCCTCCAGCGTCACGTCCACGTGCTCGTCCTGCTTGAACTCCGCGGAGGAGAACACCCCGGCGCGCTCCAGCATCCCCTCCAGGTCCGAGGGGAGCGTCACCTCGTGTGCCCCCTCCCCGACGTCGAGGAACGCGGAGAGGTCCGGGTACTCCCCCTCGTAGACACGGGCGGAGAAGACGGCCCCCACGGCGTTGCGGAAGTGTGCCCAGCCCTCCGTCGTCCCGTGCTCCCGCGGGGCGTAGCGGCAGAGCGTCCGCGCGGCGGCGGCGGGCAGGAGAAGGTCCCCGGAGAAGGCGCCGATCCGATGGCGGGTCAGGCGGAAGTTGTCGCAGGACTCCACCCAGGCCTCCCGCCGCTTGCCGAACGCGTGGACGCAGGTGAGCAGGGGCTTCGCCGCGTCCCGCCCCGCGGAGAAGTGGCAGAAGGAGAGCGCGTCGACGAAGCCCTCCGGGAGCGGGGACCACTCCTCCGGCTCCGCGATCTCCCCCAGCGGGAGGTTGATCTCGGCCTCCAGTCGGATGCCGGCGCGGGAGCGCTTCCCCCGGACCAGTAGCTCGTCCGCGGAGGTTTCCAACTCCACCTCGTCGTCCTTGAGCTTGGAGAGGAGCTTCAGGAGCTCGTCCGCCTTGACCGCGCCGGAGAGCCCCGCATCCACGGGATGGCTGATGGCGATCTGGTCGTCGTAGGCCAGGACCCTCCCGTTGACGAAGACGAAGCTGGTGGACTGCTCGACGATCTCGCGCTTGGCAAGCGCCGGGGACACGGCCTGGAGCACGGAGAGGAGCCCCGCTCGGTTGATCTTCATCGCTTCTCCTTCCCCGCCTTCTGGACGGGCTTGAGCTTGTTCCGCTTGAACCTGCGGTAGTCCACGTGGTGCTGCCACCTCCCCCACTTCCGGGTGACGCTGACGACGTCCGGGTGCTGCTCCCGGAGGCTCTCGGCCATCAGGAGCCTCCCGTCATCCCCGGCGTACAGCTCGTCGGAGTTGCCCCCGGTCATGGTCATTGTCGGCATTTTCTTGGCTAGATAGGCGTTCAGGAGGATCGTGCACCAGCCCCCCTTCAGGGCGCAGAGCGCAAGGTCCGTATCCTCATTATAGCGTCCCCTCCACCTGTAGGGGACGACGTTGTTAACGAGGATGCAGGAGTACACCCGAGTGTTGAGGTAGAAGGGGGGATATTCCGCGCGCCGGAGGACGAAGAACTCGTAGTTGAGCCCCGCCAGCGCCACGTTAGTGTAACGCTCCGCCAGCTCCTCCGCCGCCGTTAGGGGGTTCTCCCGGACCACTTTCTCCTTCCGGTTCCGGTTGAAGCGGTAGAACCCGTCCAGGTTGTCGTCGAGGATCCAGTGCCGGGCGTCCCCGTTCCCCAGGGAGTCCTCCCATACCCAGTTCCTCGCCGGTATGGAGCCGAGGCCGAGGTTCGAGAACGGGAGGACCCTGACGGACGGGCAGCGCATCCCTCGGACGGCCCGCTCGTAGCGCCGCTCCTCCTGGGGCTCGACCACCAGGAAGTGGGGAAGGCCTAATCGCTCCAGGGCCTTGACCGTTAGGAGGGTGTCCCACCGGCCCTTCGAGATGACGTAGACGGGGAACCTCCCGGGACCCACCGAGGCGGGCGGAGCGTCCCTCTCGCTCTGCCTCTCGTAGCCGACCTGCGGCCACCAGATGGACTTCTCCCGGTCCGGCTTCTCCCCGAGGAAGCGGAGGAACGCCCGCCGATCCTCCGGGGTGCGGAACTGGACGACGATCCTACTCTGCGCCGTCTCGTTCCTAGCAACGAACTCCGGCATCCCCTCCCAGTCCGCCTCCCACTCCGGGGGGAACTCCAGCAGGCCCTGGGGCCTCTTCCTCGCCATGCTCTCCGCTCCTCTCCGGGAAAGGAAAGGGGGAGGGCCGGAAAGACCCTCCCCCGTCGTCGTGCCGCCCGCGTCCTACTTCAGGAAGTAGAGCCGACCTTCCCGCCGCTCCGCCTTCCCCGCCTCGACGAGGGCCTTGAACGGGGCGTAGAACGTCGTCCCCTTCGCCTGTCCGAGCGCCTCGGCGGCCTCCGCCATGGTGGTCCCCTTCTTACCGGAGGCCTTCAGGTGCTCGATGAAGGCGGAGGCGTTCGACCCCTTGTGGAAGCCGAACTCGTCCTTCTCGACACCCTCCCAGCGCTTCGGGGCCTCCCGCTTCTTCCCCTCGGCCTTGGCGGGCTTCTCCTTCGCGGGGGCCTTTTCCGCTCCCGCCTTTCCCTTCTTCCCGGAGGGCTTCTCGGCCGGGGGCTCCGCCGCCTTCTCCGCCTTGGCCTTCGACGCCTTCCCCTTCTCCTCCCGGACGCCCACGCCGGGGTCACAGTCGAGGGCGATCAGGACGGCCTTGGTCCCTGCCGCCACGGTGTCGATCCCCTCCACCGCGTGATCCGCCTTCTGGACCGCCTTCAGGTTCCCGTCCCCGACCAGGCCGGAGACGCCCCCCGCGTCCGCCGCGTCGACGATGGCGGCCTTCAGCGCGTCGTCGTCGAGCTCCGCGAGGTCCCCGTTCAGGGGGGTCTTCACCAGCTGCATGACCGCCACCAGGTCCTTCGCCGCCGCCTCCAGGGCCTCCCGGATCAACCCCTCGGTCGCGGGCTTCTCCTCCGCCTTGGTCTCCGCCTTCTTCCCGCCCTTCTTCGCGTCCGCCTTTTCCTTCGCCATGGTCCTTCCTCCTCTGCTGGGGGCTCGCGGAAGTTCGCGCGCCGTGTCGTGCTACACGTATTATAGCCCCTCGTGCAGAAAGTCCACGAAAAAGATCAGTCTTTCTTCGCCTCCCCCTCACTTTTCTTGGCGGGGGTCCAGAAGGACCCCAGCAGGGGGCGCCCTACGTGGAGCGCCTGGAGCACCGTGACCGTCTTCCCCTCGTTGTCGTCCTCCCCTACGACAATCTCATTGAAGCGCATCAGCCCCTGTCGCTTCTCCGCCGGGGTACGGTTGAGGCCGTACATCGCCCGGACGTGGGCCATCGCCATCATCGTCTCCCCGAAGTTCCGCTCGTTCAGCGTCTCGCGGGTCATCCCGTCCGCGTCGCTCTGGTCCGCGGTCAGGACGAGGCAGTGGCGCTCCTGGGAGAGGCTTCCGAGCATCGCCCAGCGGTCCTCCATCTGGAGGCGCGTCTCCTTCGGCCCGTTCCGCTCCGGGGCTAGGATACGGAGGTAGTCGATGGAGATCACGTCAGGGACGAACCCCTCCAAGCGCTCCCAGAGGTCGAGCTGCGTCCGGATCTGGCTAACCGTGAGCGTCTTCTTCGGGTGGCAGGAGAGCTTGAACCGCCTCCCCTCCATGACGCGCTTCGAGAAGAACCGGCCGTTGCGGAACGCCTCCCGCTCGTCCAGGTCCAGGACCTCGATCCGCTCCCTCCAGACGGCGGGGACCCAACCGGGGCAGCGTTCGGAGGCGCAGGGCTTGTACCCGCTCGGGACTCTCTCCGGCTCCCCGCTCTGCCCGAGGACGACGGGAGAGCCGCCGCCCCAGCTCCGGTCGCGGTCCCGGTCGCAGCGGTCCCCCTGGTTCCGCTCGCAGTCAAGGACGGGGAGGTTCTGTGTCCCCTGGTACTTCGGGTCGTAGTGCCGGTAGGGCTTGTGGCTGATCCGCGTGTGGAGCCTCCGGTACCACTTCTTCTCCCCGAGGTCCCCACACTCGAAGTGGGCGACGTTGCAGCGCTGACGGAGGGCGATCAGGGCCAGCTCCATCAGCAGGAAGCTCTTGCCTCTCTTCGGGGGGCCGAGGAAGGCGACGAACCCCTCCCGGATAAGCTCCTTCCGTATGAGCTGACCGAGGACGCCCGGGACCTTGAAGAGCTGCTGCGCGTCCGGGGCGAACGCCCGGCGAATCCCGTCCCTGTCCGTGAAGGGGTCCGTCCCCGCGGACTTCGGGCGCTCGACCCGGTGGTACTCCTCCAGGACCCGTTCCGCCTCGACGGGCCCTCCGGCGGGGGAGGCGAGGGCGGCCTTCAGGTCCTCGGCCAGGGCGAGGAGGGAGCGGCCCTTCAGGTGTCGCTCGGCCTCGTCCAGCAGGTAGTCGGCGTTGAAGTGGTCCGCCCGCTCGTGCTCCTCGCTCGCCGCCGCGAGGATGGACGAGATCGCCTCCGCCTCCGCGTCCCCCAGGCCGTTCCGGGCGTGGGACTCGAAGAGGTCCCGGACGTGGGGGCCGGGGGCAGAGCGGTACTGTGCCCAGTAGTCCAGGCACCAGCCGGCGAGGAGCCGGGCGGAGGGGTCCCCGAGGAGATGGGGGCGGTAGAACGCCTGGACCTCCTGGAGGAAGCGGTCGCTCACCACCATGCCGGTGACGATCCTCCGCTCGATGGGGTCGTCGATCCTCCTACGAGTCAGGGGCACGGGGTCACTTCCTCAGCAGGAGGCAGATGGCGGGGGAGATCCCCTTCAGGACCCGTTGCGCGCTGATCCTCTCCCTCACCGGATCGGAGCCGAGCGCCAGCTGGACGGCGACGCGCTCCAGGGCGGGCATGGGCTTCCTCAGCCGGACGATGGCGTGGAGGTTCCCGCTCTTCGACGGGAGAAACCTTGGCGTCCCGATATCTCCCCCGAAGAGGTCCTCGACGAGTCCGGAGACGATCCGCTTGACGTCCTCCTCTGTATAGAAGCCCCCCTCCTCCTGGTCCAGGTCGAGGTCCAGGTAGAGTTGCCGGTCATTGGCTTCGACCATCTTGCGGTCCGGGTGCTCCGCCTCGATCTGCTGGATCTGCTTCGTCCGCTGTTCCTGGTCTCCCAGGAAGTAGCCCCCTCGGTGTACCTGCCAAACCTTCAGCGCCATGTTCGTTCCTCCTTTCGTCCGTCCCATTATAGCCTTGCCAAGAGTTCAGACGCTCAGTCCCCGCACCAGGCCCACCGCCCCGCCTTGTCGTCCCAGCGGTAGAGGGCCTGGCGGCTGTACCTCCGCTGGCTCGCGCGGATCTCGACGATCGAGAGGTCGTGGAAGCGCGCGAAGCCCTCCGGGGGACGCCAGCGACGCATCCGCCGCAGGTCCTCCTCCGGCCCGTGCATGACGGCGCCGATCCCGTGCTCCGTCTCGTACTGGACGGCGTAGGAGACGCTCACGTCAGTTCATCAGCTCAGGAGGGTCGAAAGCGTCCCTCCCTCGCGGGCCGAAGACCAAATCCATCGAAGTGACCTTCAGACTGTAATCTGATCCCCACCGAAGATGTATCTCCTTCCCTAAGCCGGACTTGAGGACAACCTCATACCAGTCGTCCGGATAGTCCCCGCCCCGAGCTTTCTTCACTTCGGCGCAGAACTCGTCCCACTCCTCGTCAGAGCCTACCAACTGCATCTTCACCATCTCTTCCGGGGTCAAGTTCGGTACGGGCTCCAACGGCGTCTCGTCTCTCATGAGTATTCCTCCTCTCCTGTTGTCCACTTGATGTAACGGCGGAACGTCTTCATCGTCTGCCCCTCGGGGTCCAGGTGTCCAGGCTTGAGCTGCCCCGCCTTCCGGAGCCAGTCCCCCCCAAACCCCTGCTTCGAGCTGTCGAGCCACGCAGCGAACAGCTCCAGGAAGCGGGAGGTCCCCACGCCGAGGGAGGCGAGCAGGGGCTGCCAGTGGGGATCGAGCCGGGGGAGGTCAGACGGATGGATCTCGATCAGCTTCCCGAGGGAGCGAAGTGCCTTCTCGTTCTGTAGTTCCTGCGTCTGCGGTAGGGTGGCGGAACCGTTCTGACCGGAACGGTTCGTCCCGTTGACGGGGTTCTTCGCTCGCTCGACGGCGGCCTCCAGCTTCAGGAACTTCTCCCGGAAGGCCGTTCCGCTCTCGATCACGGGGACGTAGGGTTCCCCCGCGTGCTGTCGGTACCAGGCGAGAGCGTCCAGCATCCGGTCCCGCTCCACACCGGCCTCCCTGCCGAGCCGGGCGAACTCCTTGGCCCAGGAGGAGAGCTGTCGGCCGGTCGTGCGGACGTTCTTCCGGGATTGGATGATGCGTGCTAGTCGTTGGGCCAGGGGGAGCCATTCGTCGGGAACGGAAGAAGGGGAAGAATCAGCGGGGAGAGATTTATCTTTATCCTGCTTTTTCTTTTCACTAGGGTTCTTCTTTATACTATAGGCGCGATCTTCTACATCTAGGTTTTCTAGATGGGGAAAACCTAAAAGTAGCTTTTCGAGTTCTGGCTTCGAGAGGTCTGCCGGGTAGGTGAAGACGAGGAAGACCCATTCCCGGATCTTCCCCTCCTGCCGGAGCGGGAGGCGGTAGACGTACTTGGCTTCGATCAATTCGGCCAGCCCGGAGCGGACAGCGGATTCCCCGTCGGCTGCCCTGACGAAGAGGTCTTCCATCCGGATGACCCAGTTGTCCGGGCGCGTCTTCATATAGACGTGGATGCCCTTCGCCTTCCAGCTCAGGGAGGTGTCGAGGATGGAGAAGAGGTTGATGGTCCGGTAGTAGCTTTTCTGGGGATCGTTGCTGACGCTGATCAAATGACTCAAGACCGCTCCTTTCTGACAAAAGGATGGAAGAGGGTGGGGGGACCCCGCGAACCCCAGGTGTGTCAGCACCCGAAGCTCCCGCAGACAGGATAGCTAGTCCTGCTGTCCCACCGCTGGGCGGCCGAGAACGTAGATTCCTATTATACTCCTTCCCGCCCCCGGGGAAAAGGGGGAAAATTCACCCTATGGTTCCGCCTGCTTGGGGATCAGGCCGCGCAGGGGGAACGGCTCCTCCCCCTTAGCCGGGGAGAGGAGGACGAACCGGGCATACCGGCAGCAGCGAAGGGGGTTCCGCGCGTCCGGCGCCCGGCAGCTCTCCGTCGTCCCGGAGTGGTTCAGGTAGAGCGGGGCTCCGCAGCGGGGGCAGGGGTTGCCGGACCGCCGGGAGCCGTAGAGGTGGCCGAGGGGACGCATGTCACTTCTTGAGGAATTCCAGGACGTCCCGGACGACGTCGGTGAGCTGGGAGGATATCCGGCGTCGGACGCAAACGGGATTCGTGCACGGGGACGGCATGATGTGGAGGGCCGTGTAATACTCTTCCTTCGTGACCCTCTCATCCACCGGGTTTCCCGGGAAGACGTGGGAGTAGCTGGATTCCAGGCCCTGCCCGCATTCTGGGCATAATACGCGGAGGACCGGGATCACCTTCGTCTCGTACTCAAGGATACCGTTGCAGCTTCCTCGGAGCTTGAATTCTGTCGCCATCTTGTTCTCCTTCTTAGGGGTTGGTTTGCCTGCCTTGAGTTACATTACCAGTCCTCGCTTCGCTGGTCTTCGCCTCGCTCAACTTCGCCATACCTGCCTTGAGTTGCTCAACTGGGCCTTACTCCACTACGCTTTGCCCTGCCTGCCTTGATTTGCTCTGCTAGGCCATGCTCCTCCGGACTCAACTGCGCCGAACCTAGCCCTACCGCGCCTGCCACGCCCAGCCATGAAAGAGTCAGTGGGACGTTTTGTACGTCTCCAGGGCCTCGTTCGCGGTGTGGAGGGCCTGGCTCGCTATCAGGATCAGGGCCAGCTTGTCCCCGACCTCCCCCTTCCGCTCCTCGGCCATCTGCTTCAGGGCGTTGCAGGCGCGCTCCGCCGACCGGACCTTGACCATGAGCTCCTCGTACGCGGCGGCGAACTCGTCCATGTTCTGGACGGCCACCCGGGCGCTCTGGTAGTACGGCTGTTTGACCGTGGGCACGTGGACGAAGTTGTCCACGACTCTCTTCTTTCCGTCGTCCACCTCCACGATCTGGACGCTGCGGATCAGGTTTCGCGCCTCGTGCTCCCGCCAGTTCTCCCCCGCCTTCTTGTCGTTCCAGGTGAACGCGGGATGGAGCGGGGCGGACTCCGGGCGGGCCTCCATCACGACGGCCTTGGTGAAGAGCTTCCCGTCGTGGCCTTCCCGGATGCGCTCCAGCTCCTCCCCGACCGTGCTGGCGTCGAGTCCTCCCTGCACCCGCGCCCCGTCCCTGAACTCCCATTTCGGCCTCTGGTCCTTCTTCTTCCGCTTCATGGCTTTCCTCCCGTCTTGTTTGGCCTGCCTTGAGTTGCTTTGCCACGCTGTTCCACGCTCTGCCCGACTAGGCCATGCCATGCCTCGCTTCACCTGACTTCGCCTGCTTTGCTTTACTCTACTGGACCTCGCTCCACAGGGCTTCACTGGACTTCGCCACGCCTGCCTTGATTTGTTCCGCTTAGCTGCGCTCGACTGTACTTTGCCGAACTCGACCAAACCACGCCTGCCTTGAGTTGCTCGGCCTCGCTGGGCTCTGCCAGTCCACGCTCGGCCTGCCCCGCTGGGCCACGCCACGGGAGGAGCGAAAGGCTAGCCGTTCACGATCTCGAAGGTCCCCCAGCCCATGCCGGTGGACTTGGTGCTGTCCGGCCTCCCGGCCCCGACGCCGACCTGCTTCCCGACGCGGAGGAGGAGGTTCGTTACGTCAGTCAGGGTGAACTGGTCCGCGTCGTACTGGATCCGGACCTCCGCTTCCCAGCCGGGGTCGAAGTGTGCCCTCGGCCGGATGTCCGCCACCCCTGTCTCGTTGCGGACGTAGGAGTCCACG